AAATAAAGAAATCCAACCTTAGGAGTACGGGCATAATTATTTCCTACATAAAGCCTATCAGCATGTTGATAGTCTTTCATCGTAGCACCGCCTTTTCCTAACAGCCCGTCTCCTAAATCACTAAGAAAATTTGTAAAGGCATTACTCATAATAATATTTATCCAATAAAAAAGCCGGGGGTCTCCCGGCTTTTTATTAACAATTTAATGTTAATTATCCACCCAATGCCATAGTACCAATTGTACGGCCTACTGATTGTCCAATGCCAGTTAATTGGCCTGCACCATTCAATTGTAGTGCGTTATCATAGCAGATCGACAGTGCAATATCCATAGGATCCGTTGCGCTAGCGTAATCACCACCTTGGTATGTTACTTGCTTGATCCAGCAACCGTGGAATTCAAAAGATTCTAGAACTGTTGGAGTATAAGCACCGTTGCCGCCGTCCAGTAGTTCCACACGCATCAAGAATTTATAATCAATTCCTGAAGCAGCAGAACTTTGTTCAAAGAAATCGAATTGTTTCTGCATCTGCTCACCAACTTTACCAGTTACTGCTCCGGTTATGTCGTCGCGTAGTGTCAATGTGGCATCATTCCATGAATGCTTGCCTGCCAGCTTAACTGTGCTGTTGTAAACAGCTAGTTTGATTTCTTCAAACTGAGCTACTGGACGGGTCACATTCATAACTTGTTTAGTAAGTTCTGTACTAGGTGTGCCTGCTACACCAAAACCATCTAAAGTAACGCGAAAGCGATACTTTAACTTTGGCATTAACAGTCCCTGAGACTGTGAGCTTTGGTCTGTTGATAGCGGTACGCTAAAATATGCTAGATTTGAAATTGTCATTTAATTATTCCTTATTCTTTTGTACTATTAAACTCCGGAACTGCTTCCTGGAAATCCAGCACCTAAGTTACCTGATGCAATAGCACCGGTATTAAGTAAGCGTAATGGAATATAGATAAACTCAACTGCTTTGACTGGTTCAATAGCAATATCCACCCATAGTTGACTTTGGTCAATTCTTGTAGGTGTGTTATTGCTGCTGTCGCATACTACAACGAAGTCGTTGAGAGCACGTTGACCAACTAAAGTACTCAAAATACTTTCCACTGCGGCCTTAACTTCATTACGTGTTTGACTGTCATTAGGTTCAAACAAGAATGGCTTGACAGCTAACGGTAGTTTTTGGCGTAGATATGCTACTAGTCTTGCAACATTGATACGATCTAATGCACTAGCAACTGGTGATAATGTATATTGCCCCATGTTAACTAATCCTACTCCAGGAATTGTAGCAATTGGATTAATTTCTAATGGAGCCATTGCATCTCTCAATCCTTGATATAGTGATACAGTTTTAAATTCTGCAGTGGTTGCATCAACATACCCAACGCTGGATGCGTTGGTTATTTTACCTCTGTTTGTTCCTGCAGGAGCAAACCAAGGATAGCTGACGTTGTCACTATTAATAATAGTGGTTAACATCATATGGCTAGGAGGAACAACAATTTTATTTCCAGTATTGTCTGTAGTTCTTCCGCTTGGATACCATACAGCAGTATACGGATCGTGTGTTACTAATCCATCATCTCCGTTGTCGGATGCATTATTGGTATTTTTACCCCATGCTGTTAATGCAGAAGCATTATTTTCTAATCTAAACGGAGTATCTCCTACCACTACCGCAGTCAATCCGCGATCAGTATTTAGACCCACCATGTTGCCAATCATTTCTGGATAACCCGGAGTGGCAATTAGATTAAAGTTTACAGTATCAGTGTCACGAATTTTTAAATTAGTGTCAATGAATGATTTTAATGATTTAACAACAACTGAACGTTGAGCGAGGCGACCAAAAGTTCCTACACCCATATCGGTATTTGGACTAATTGACACCCAGCGATCTAAACTATAAGGTGTAGCACCGTTCATTGTATCATTATTGTAAGCAGCATTTAATCCGTTATTGGCATTAATATTAATATAGCCTGCTTCGTATTTCTTAACTGTGAAGCCCGAACGACGCAGGTTCCATAGGCGTGTGCCTTTTGGATATAGAGCAGGATCAACAACATCTGGATCTACATAGTCACTGACTAAAAGATCTGAAATAGGTGTTATATATTCCATATTGTCTTGGCCATGATCTGACCAACGAGCGTCATAGAATACCCATCCATTTGGGCTAACATGATCGGTTACATCCTGTTTGATCCACTTGAGTACTGTGCCATCGTATACATAAACATTTTGTCCGTACATATCAATGTCTGAAGTGTCGATCCAGATATCACCATCTGTTAGGGCTGTCTGTCCGTCCTGCTGTGTAGTAGGCATTGTGGCACTAACAGTTGGTCCTAACGAATCGGTTGGGTTAACACCATTAGTTAATCCATTTAAGAATCCGTCATAGTGTTGATAACCAACCCACTTGCTGCCATCATTAATCATGATATCTACATCGTGTAAACGTGCATCATACCATAATGTGCCATTATCTGGCAATGTATAAGGAGCATTATTTGATGCTTCATAAACTAATGGTTTCCAGTTTGAAGCAATGAACCCAGTGTTAAATCCAAGGTCTTCGTTAGCAGGAGCAGTATATAGATTAGCTACAGTAGCAGAATATAAATTTGCGTTAGCTAATGGAGTATTTGTTCCGTCTAAAATTTCAAAATCTCCGCCCAGTTTGTGAGTCAGTGATAATTTATTAGTGTTGCTGTCGAACGAAGCACTGACATTTATTAATGCGGATGTGTTAACAGCGGCTTCTATCAACGATCCGATATAAAATCCGCCGCCCGATGGAACCGAAATAGTTACTACCGGTCCCCATGTGGATGTATTGTTAGAAGTCTCTCTAATAAAAAATTCAGCAGTTGATGCATTAGTAGCAGTAGATGCAGCACCAGTTACTGTAGTTGGACTGGTAGCATGTCTTCTCCATACTTTAAATTCCGATCGAACAGCGCCGCCGCTAAGAAGGTTATGCTTAGGATCGGATTCGACAAATAATGTGCCGGCTGGAATATTCTTTCCACCGCCCGCACGATCTAGTTGGCTAATTGCCTGCAACGAGCTATTGTAAACAGGAGCATTTACGGTGTTCCATGTGTTTGTTACACCGCTGTAATTTTTAATAACCCAATTAGCACCATTGCCTGGAGGAGTTGTTTTAATCCAAATACTTCCAGTAGGAGTTGAAGTGGTGTAATCAGGATATTGTGTATGCGGGCTAACTGTTACTCTTACAGTGATTGAATTAGGGCCGCCAGCAAAATAATCAACAACCTCCACCCATGCATTGTTGGTAGCTGTGGTTTTATACCAAAACGATTGTGGCATTGTTGCACCGTTATCTGATGTAACAACCACTGCATAGCTACCTGGTGTACCAAAGCTATCCACCGGAATTCCTGAATTTCCAACAGTTAGTGTTGTAGCAGTATTGTCGTTGTTAATAACTAAAGGAGTTACTGAACTAAATGATCCACGTCCACTGGCATTCCATACTTGGATTCCAAAAGAACTAGAACGAGTATCTAGCCAATATGTTCCTGCTACAGGAGCACCTTCTGGAACACTAGTTGATGCAGATAATGCTCCTAAATCAATCGGTGCACGAGCCACATACACCTGCGAAGTAACCCCTAATAAACTATAAGCTGCTTGTAATCCATATTCGTTTTGTTCACCAGCATTTACAGGATTGTTACTGCTATCAGTATAAAACAACGGTGTTCCAAAAGTATCTACGAGATCTCTTTGGCTAGTGATTAACCAAACTTGGCCGTCATATGCGGAAGTTGTACCTTGTGCTATTCCTGTTCCTGATGAATTCTTTTTATTTTCTGCTGATGTAACAAATACTAGTGGTACAGTACCTGGACCAGATGAAGTATAAAAACTCTCATCGGTTACTGTTATTGATACGCCGGGTGATGCTAATGTGGCCATTGTGTCGATCTCCTTAATGGATTACTTTGTTTTATTTATGCGCTTCTCCAAAAAAAATAGTATTAAATACATTTGAAAAGGGCAGTAAAAGGGCAGTATATGAGAAAACTTTGTAAAAAATGTGGAGAACGTCCCGTTGCTATAAACTACTATAAACAGGGCAAAGCATTTTATAGATCTCGGTGCGACCACTGCGCTAGAGGAAATACAACTACTCGACCGTTGTGGGTGTTAGCAGGATATCAAAAAAAACCAGCCTGTGACCGCTGTGGGTTTAAATCTCCTCATACAGAAACATTTAATGTGTTTCACATAGACGGGAATTTGACAAATTGTAGATTTAATAATCTTAAAACAGTATGTGCGAACTGTCAAAGAGTACTACATAAAGACGGTGTTCGTTGGCGACAGGGCGATCTTACCCCGGATTTTTAACCAGCATTTTCACTTGGTCGTAGAGATCCTGAATGGATCCGTTATTATCAATAATATGGTCAAATTTAGTTCCCACCCAAGCAGTTTCGCTGGCGTGAACATTACGCTGTTTCATACGCTCTAGGGCAACGGTGTAATTCTTGCAATTTTCACCGGCGTTTACATCACAGGCATCGCGGTACCATTCGGGTAGTTCACCTCTGCGTACCCAAACCACCATGCCGCCCGCTCGTTTAATTGCCGAAATTTCGTTGGGAAAACGGCAGTCAGTAATAACAACATCGTCATGACTATTGCGTAGTTTATTTTCTAAGCTGGCGATCCAAATATTGTCATGAAATCCTTGACGGCAGACTTCTGTGCCCCAATATTGTAATACCCAGCGAGGAGTTAAATTAGGCATACCCAATCGGTCTGCCCACCATGTGTCTACTTGTTCTCGTTGTTCGCGGGCATCCTTTGTACGCCCTTCCAGCATAGCACGATCCCACCCAAATACTGCGGCTACGGAATCTTTAAGTGTGCTGGCAAAACTTTCTCGCCTAAATTGGTGGAAATTAACCAAGTAGTCTGCTGCGGTGTCTTTGCCACTGGAGATAAAACCGGTAATTCCTATAATCATACTTTAGTATATTATAGATTTATTAAAATGTCAATTATCCTATGACAAAAGTTAAGGGTGAGCCCCCATCTTTGTAATTAACTAAATCTTGTTCTAGCACTTCTATTTCCGCTTTGCCTTCTGCTTTGAGTGCAGCACCATTTAATTGTGTGCCGCCTTGTGGGCTAGCAATAGTGGCAAATTTTTCACGAGCCTCACCCAGTATGATCTTACAAGTGGCTAGGCTGTAATCGCGCAACCACTGTGATGCCTGTGGATCTTGTAGCAAGTTAAAATCTGGTCTGTAATTATACATCCAAACTAAAAGTTCTTCACTACCGAAAGGTTTTTGCATGATGGTTAATAATTTTGTAGTTTTATTAAATGTAAAATTAATATCACTACCAAACATTTTACCCACTTGTTTTTGATAACTAGCAAATGCATAATATGTTGCTAAACCACCCATATTAGTTGATGCCAACAAATAGGTATTAGAATAGGCTAGGTTGAATGGTTCAAACAAACTGCCACCATCTCCGCCGCCGGTACGAGAACCTATGCTACGACGAAAAAGTTGTCGTACTTCCATAACCTCTTGTGGTAGCACATAATCATTCTCTCCAGATTGTATGGTTATGAAACCAAAGCTTTCTTCTGTTGAATTACTACTGCGTTGACGAAATTTATTTAATGCACGGTCTATGGCAGTATTATAATGAATGGGATCCAGTTCAATATCGATCATTCCTGATCCCAACATTGCTTGAATATATTCTACTACTTTTTGTCTTTCATTTTCTGTTTCGTTCATAATATTTTTTTATCTTTTTAATTTATGGAGTATGTACATACCAATCAAACGGCCACCCACCAGCCGGTGCGGTTAATACTGTACCCGTTGGGCCGTAGTTACTGACATTAAATGAAGTGTTCGATTTAGCAGTTACACATAAGGTGCCACCAAATCCAAGAGTCGGAGTTAATGATACTCTATAATTAGTATTTTGTGCGTTACCAATATATTGGTAAGTCGAAAATACCACCGATGCAACTGTAGTTCCGGCACTAATAGTGGCAGACCCTGACAAATTAATACCGATGACTCCGCTTATTGGCAAATTCCATGTATTTAATATGGCAGTAGTAACATTTATGTAAGTATTTCCAGCATAGTAAGTTGGATAATTCGTCGCATTCCCAAGAGCATTTGATGCATTTAAAGTTAAGAAGGTAGTTACATTTTCTACTCTATTATTTGTAACAGTTAGTCCTGACACTGACCATGAGGATGTGGTAGCAGTATTGCCCATAACAATTCCGTTTGTGATGCCTTCAAACGCACAAGAAGTAACAATTAAGCTATTAGCCAAGTTAGAAACAGTGGCACCACTAGGAGTGGCTGGTGGAACTGGCTGAACTGAGATACCGGTGCTAACAAGGTTAAATGTAGTCTGATCAATTACTAGACTGTTACAAGAGCCAACAGTTGTGATTGCAGCGTTCATATAAGACTGAGGACTGCTCCCACCAACAGAAAGAAATTGGCAATTTTTTACTCTACACCAAAATGATCCGGTATCTCCGTTTCCGGGAGTCGATTCTCGAAATTTAATAGCGGTGTAATTACTCGATACATTCTCTGCAAGGAACACGCAATCTTGGAAAGTAATTTTAGAAGCGCCATTAACATCAAATGCCCCAATGGCGGTGAGGGTGTTTGTTTGGAATGTTGTTAACCCTTGTATACTCATACCTGAATTTGCCGCACTCGCACTCCCAGGTTTATTTTGTAATAAAAATATAAAATTTGTAGGGGTAGTAGTTATAACAACACTGCCATATCCTATAATTTTACCAATACTGTTAGGCGGTGCTGTAATAAGATGTTGCTGAGTTAAAGTTACTACACACCCGCTAGGAAAAATAATGTCTTGTCCATAAGTAGAAAATAGCGTGGTCGCGGTATTTAACGCCTTAGAGTCGGAAGTTCCTGCATTCTGTATTAAGGCTGGAGAGGTTCCCCCCGGAGTGATGGTGCCGTTGCAGGCAGCACCATATCTACGTAAATCCCCAGGAGGAAACCATGTGTTCCATGTTGTTGGAACGGTCGAGCCATAAGAGAGTAACTGCACTTCCGCCGCTGTAAATCCGTTGGCAATTGATACTGTTGTTATTCCTGCCGGGCCCGATACTGACGGAGTTACAACAATACTAGGTGGCGTGAGAGAAATAACAGTTGTACCAGACGTTTGAGTTAATGTAATACCTGTTCCTGCGGTTAGGCCTAATGAACCAACTGCACCTTGAGGTCCTAATGACCCTCCAGTACCTTGTAGACCTACAATACCCTGTGTACCAGTAGATCCTTTTATACCCTGTGTTCCAACTGCTCCTTGGTAACCTTGTGTTCCTTGTAAACCAATTGCACCTTGTATTCCAATGCCGCCTATCGAACCTTGTGTACCTGTTGTGCCAATTTTTCCTTGAATTCCCTGTTGTCCCGTCGCTCCTAACAATCCCTGTGATCCGACATTGCCTTGACTACCGACATTGCCCTGACTACCAATTATTCCTAATGGGCCTTGTAGGCCTTGGAGT